ATGAGCAACAGTAGCTTAGTTGGTTAAAGCCCCGAACTCATAATTCGGTAATCGTAGGTTCAAGTCCTACCTGTTGCACAAGGAGATATTATGGATAGTTATGATGAAAGATTAGCATACTATATTGAAATAGGTGCAATAGATCCTGTAGGATTAGACAAAGACGGAGAAGTAATATTTCAAGTTACAGAAAAAGCAAAAGATTTAATACCAGAAATATGGGAAGCCCATACTCAATATGTTGATGAAATTTTAATTGATTTATTTGAAAAGGACCTTATATCTGTAGAGTACAATGAAAATTTAGAGGCAAATATTAGTTTAACAGATGAAGCAAGAAAAATAATACAAGAAAAAGGAATTATTGACCTAGAAGAATAGGTATTTTAGGCAACTAGGGATGGTATACTAAGATCATGGAAGAATTAATTTACAGACTAAGACAATGGCAGGCAAATTCTCTTGTCCTGTATTCAACTGCACATGGATTCCACTGGAATGTTGAAGGTGCATTATTTACACAGTATCATGAATTTTTTGAAAAAATTTATACCGATGTTTTTGAATCAATTGATACAATTGCTGAATGGCAACGTAAGTTTCAAAGTCCAGCTCCATTCACATTACAACAATTTACATCTTTAAATACATATGGAGATATTCCAACAGGTTATACATCTCCACTTGTAATGTCAGAAGCACTTTTACTTATGATTGAAAAAATGATTGAAGATGTAAAATCTTTGTTTGATGTTGCTACCGCAAATAGAGAACAAGGACTGGCAAATTTTGCTGCTGATCGTCAAGATAAATTAGAGTTTTGGGCATGGTGGTTACGCTCAAGCATTAAATCAACAATTAACTAGGAGTTAATATGCCATACAATATTAGACAAGGTGCTGCAGGATGCAAAGGCTTTGCAGTAGTAAATGATAAAGGTGAACTAAAAGGTTGTCACCCAAGTAAGTCAAGAGCATTAGCACATCAAAGAGCTTTATATGCAGCAACTGCAAATGAACAAAAGATGGCTGAACAAAAAAAGAAACGTATATTTTAAAAAAATAAAAAATCTGATATAATATATAGGTACCTGCCATTAGGGGGTACCTATATAACTTGCTTAAAAGGAGAAAAATATGATGAAAGATCCATGGGCCATTTTTAATGACCCTTTTTTTATTGGTTTTAATCACACATTAAATAGATTAAACCATATATATTCAGAAAACCAATCTTATCCACCATACAATGTAATTAAACTAGATGAGGATTCTTATCAAGTTGAAATTGCTGTTGCTGGATTTGATAAAAAAGATATCGAAGTAACAGTAGATAATTCAACCCTTACTGTAAAAGGGGACAAAGAGGAAACAGAAACTCAATTTGTCCATAAGGGAATTGCAACACGTAAATTCACAAGGTCATTTGCCCTTGGTGAATATATGGAAGTTGTAGGAGCTGACTTTGAAAATGGAATGCTACGAATTAATGTAGATAGAATTATTCCAGAAGAAAAGAAGCCAAAGACTATTAAAATAAAGTAAAGAATAGTATAATATAAGTCTGCATCCCGTCACTGGGAAGTCGCAGGCTATTCGGGTCGCTACCCGAAGGATACACCTGAGCATGTGTATAAACTGCTCCTTAACATTAAGGATCAATATGCCAACATATGAGTATAAATGTATGAATGATGAAACTCACACCATTGAAGAACAAAGATCAATAGACGATAGAGATTTGCCAACAACATGTTCATGTGGATCATATATGGCAAGAGTTTTAGTTGGTAGCGTAGGAATACAGTTTAAGGGAACTGGCTTTTACAAAACAGATAATCCTAAGTAACTAAAATAATTTAAATAAATATACATGATATAATTTCAATGTAACAAAAAGTTTGTTGCATTGGAGATCCAATTGAGCAGAAAGCTAAAACTATTTCTTTCTAGTCTATTTTTAGTAGGCTGGCTTTTTTTTATAGGTCCAAATGCAGCACAGGCAGATGACAATGCTCAAATGCAAGTATCTTCAGCAACAAATCCAATTATGGATACAGCAACAGTAGTTGCTCAAGTTATATCAAATGCTAATGCACAAATTTCTCAAGCGGAAACAACAACTGTAACAATAAAAAATAATGCAATATCTATAAATACAATTACAGAAACAATTACATCTACAATACAAATAGCAGATCAATCAATACTTGATGCAAGATCAGCAGTAGATACAGCAACATCTGCAGTTGCTGCAGTAGACTCAGCTACAGTTTTGGTAAATCAAGCTCAAGATAATATAGCAATTGCTCAAATTGCAGTAGATTCTCAAACAACTACAGTTCAATTAAATCAAATAAATGTAGATTCAGCAACAGCAATAGTTAATGCAAATACTTCTGCTGGATTAAAACAATCTATTTATTCAGATCGTGGATATAATAATGCTCCACCGTTGGGTGGATTTAATATAAATAATCCTGCAATTATTACTACCGATATTAATGGAATTAATGAACAATGGGGTTCTGGCGGACCCGCTGGAGTTTATCCAGATGATTTTCAAGTTAGATGGCAGGGAGTTTGGACACCACAATATACAGGTACTCAATGGATATATGCCCCAGCAGATGATGGAGTTAAGTTATTTTTAGATGGTCAATTAATTATAAATGATTGGTATGATAAAGGTGGCGGAGGATCAACTGCTGCAGTTCAAACAACTGCTGGAGTAGGTAAAGCATTTGATATGTGGTACTACGAAAATGGTGGCGGAGCAAATGTTGTTTTAATGAGATATAATGGAAATGGCTATTGGTCAGTTATTCCATCTTCAGAATTTTCAACATCAAGTGCAACTACAGAACAAAGACAAGCCCTTGTTAATGCTCAAAATCAATTATTAATTGCACAACAAACATTAAATTTATTAAAAAATGATTTTAATGCATCACAACAAGATTTAATTGATGCTCAGAATAATTTAGATCAAGCACAAAATAATTTAACTGCTGCTCTAGTAACAGTAGATATGGCTGTTACAAATATGAATGCAAGTATTGACGCAGCATTATCTTTAGTTAATCAAACATTAGCAGATGAGCAAAAAGCCAGACAAGCAGCAATACAGGCAGAAGCAGAAAGACAAGCAGCAATAGCAGAAGCAAATGCTGCAATAGCATATCAAGCACAATTACAGGCACAAGCAGAAGCTCAAGCAGCCGCTGAAGCCGCAGCAAAAGCAGAAGCAGACCGTATAGCAGCAGAGCAGGCAGCAACACAACAAGCAGAACAAGATAAATTAGCAAAAGAAGCAGCTGAACAAGCAGAGGCAGAAGCAAAAGCACAAGAGGAAGCAAATGCTAAAGCAGAGGCAGAAGCAAAGGCTGCTGAAAAAGCAGCACAACAAGCAGAAGAAGATGCTAAAAAAGCAGAACAAGATGCAATAGATAAAGCAATCAAAGATGCATTAGATGGCAAAGAATTAACTGATGAGCAAAAAGATATAGTTGCAGCAGCATTACTTGAAAAATCTGATGGTGAAGCAATATCTTCAGAAGATATTAAAAATGCAGGATTGGATTATAAAGATCTTCCACCAGAAACACCAGTAGATGTAAGAACTGATGCAAATGGAAATGCTGTTATAATTACAGCAGAGGTCGCTGCAAATTTAGCATTAGTACAAGATCCTGGAGCATTATTAGCTACAGCATTTTCAGATCCAGGAGCAGCATTAGCAGCATTAGGTAGTTTGGGTGCAGATATGAGCCCACAAGAAAGAGCAAAAGCAGAAGATATGGTAGTCGCAACAGTAGTTGCAACAGGAGCAGCAATAAATGCAGTAACAGTGGCTTCAGGACCAAGTACTCCATCAGGTAGTAGATCATCAGGTGGGTCATCAGGTGGATCATCTGGTGGTGCTAATTCTGGAGGCTCAAGAAGGAGGAACGAAAGATGGTAAATTTCATTAAAGATATGCTGGATCAGGCATGGACCCTGTTGGGCATGTTTGTGGCTTGGCTAGTATTAGAAGGAAGTGCTAAAACCGTTACTGGATATGCAATTATTTTAACTACCGCTATATGGATTTTAACATACCCTTTACGCACAAGAGACGAAGATTAGGTATAATAGGTATATGAAAAAAATTACCCGTATTGCTTTATCTGGCATATTAATGCTATCATTGACTTCATGCGGATATGATGGTGGATATCGTTATTCATGTCAAGATCCAGCAAATTGGGAAAAAGCAGAGTGCAACCCTCCAATTTGTGAACCTTCTGGAACATGTTCAAAAGATCTAGTAGGTAAAGCAACATGGGACGAATATCAGAAAACAAAGGTAAATAATGGCTAGACGTGAAAGACTTACACCAACAGAATTAGATGCAAGATTAAAATTTATGCTTGGTATTACATTAGGTACAATTTTATTATGTACTACATTAGGAATTCTTTATGGTCTTTTGTTTGTTACACAACCAGTAGGTGCACAATCAGAAAACGATAAAATGTTTTTTAATGTTTTAGGATCAGTAGCAACATTTATTACAGGAACATTGGCGGGTCTATTAATTGGACAATCAGGTGCTAAAGATATCATGAAGGCACAACTTGATAATAAAGAAATGGATTCTAAAAATACTTTAGCGGATAAAAAATTAGAAGCAGAAATTGATGAAGCAGCAGCTCGTAGATTGGCAAAAGATCCTGCACAGGTTCCACCAGAGCATCCAATTGATGATGATTGGAATAAAAAATAATCATGGCTTCATTAGGTACAGCAGCAAAATTAATTGAAGTTGCAGAACAAGAAGTAGGAACTGTAGAAGGTCCTAAAGATAATGAAACAAAATATGGTAAATTTACTAAAGTAGATTTTGCTCCATGGTGTGGTTCATTTGTTATGTGGTGTGCTAATCAAGCAGGAGTAAAAGTTCCAAATACCGTTCATACTCCAACAGGTGCAGCAGCATTTAAAAAAGCTAATGCGTGGATTGACGGAGATTTAGCAGATCCAGAGCCAGGTGATATTGCATACTTTGATTTCCCAGCAGATGGTGTAGACCGTATTAGTCACGTTGGAATTGTTATTAAAGATAATGAAGACGGAACAGTTTGGTGTATTGAAGGAAATACTTCTGGCAACCCTAAAGGTAGCCAAAGAAATGGTGGAGAAGTAGCCAAAAAACTTCGTGCATTTAGAAAAAATAAAAAGGGTGTACAAATTTCAATAGTTGGATTTGGAAGACCTGTTTTTAAAAAATAATGAATGTTTATAAAGTAAAATTAGAAGTAGAGGTAGAAGTAGAAGCTTTTAGCGAAGATGACGCTAGAGAATACATATCTGATATATTTAATGTAGATGATGAAGTAAAGAATGTTAATATTACTAGTATAATGGAGAAATAATGGCTAAAGAAGGATACAAACCAACTGCAGGAATGCAATCAGCAGCACGTCGTGCTATTAAATTAAAAGAACAAGGAAAAGCAAAAGGTGCTGGTACAGCAGTAGGATGGACTCGTGCAGGACAACTTGCTAGAGGAGAATCTTTAAGCTTAGATACAGTAAAAAGAATGTATTCTTTTTTTTCACGCCATGAAGTAGATAAAAAAGGTAAAGACTGGGGTAACGCAGAAAATCCATCAAATGGAAAAATTATGTGGTTAGCTTGGGGCGGAGATGCAGGATTTTCTTGGTCAAGAGCAATTGTAAATCGTGAAAAAAATAAAGTTAATAAAGCATATGGCAATGAGATTGTAGAAGAAATTAAATCAATGTTTGATGATGTCATTGATCCAATTACAGAAGAAATTCAAATTGATGATACAGAAGATATTCAAAAAGCATTAAGAGCAGAAGTTTCTAGAGAACAATTGTATGAATTAGTACAACATTTACATGAGGCAATTGAAGCCTTGGTTGAAACTCCAGATACCATAGAAGAAGATGATATGGCAGAAGAATCTGATATTACTATTGAAGATGCTAATCCAGGAAACCCATCTCCAGTAGGAGATCCAGATAAAAATCCTATTAACTGGCCTATTGCTAAGTCTGAAGAAATAGAAGATTTAAATAAAGCTAAAGATAAATATGATAATATAATTAAACCTAGAAAAGGTGAACCAGCAGATAAAGAATTATATGCTAGAATTATTGCTGAAGCTAAAAGAAAATTTGATGTATACCCATCTGCGTATGCAAATGGATGGGTAGTTCAAGAATATAAAAAACGTGGAGGAACATATAAAGTGTCAAAAAGTATATTTGAAGGATCATTTGATCCATATGATTTAGTAAAGCGTAAATTTAGTCCTGAATCAAGGAGAAGAATGGCTGATTCAGGAAATGCAATGCCAGATGGATCTTATCCAATTGGTAATAAACAGGATTTAATGAATGCTATTCGTTCATGGGGACGTGGCGGATCAGATCCAAAAGTTAAAGCACATATTAAGCGTCGTGCAAAAGAATTAGGCGCCGAAGATATGATTCCAGAAAACTGGAAATAATTATAAAAAACAGTTGACAAGGCTCTCAAAATCCCTGTATAATAGTATGCAGGGATTAGCCCTTTATATTTAAGGAAAAATGTTACATTTAAACGAACTTGGTGTAAACGTATTTATAAATAAATATAAGTCATTAGTAAATGAAGCTTATTGGAATAATTACGATTTAATTATTTGGAAAAAGAATCAAAATGGATTTTTTAATGTAAAAGGAATTTTTAAAAATTCTTGGGGCATGGCAGATAAAGTATCTGTAAATAATAATGGGATGTGGGTTTTACCAAAACAATATGTCAAATATTTTAAATGATTTAGGTATTGATAAAGACGATCTGGATTGGTGGCACCTTTCAGTATGTCGTGGCATGGATACAAATTTATTTTATGATAAGTATGAAAATGACCCAAAAATTGCAAAAAACATAGATGAAGCATGTCTAGCATGTCCAGTAATATCTATGTGTTATAAAAATGGAATTAGCAATAACGAATACGGAGTATGGGGCGGAGTTTATTTAAGTTCTGGCATAATAGATAAAGCTAGAAATATCCATAAAACACCAGACGTATGGAAAAAATTAAAGGCAAAAAATGTTCATTGATAAAGATAAAGATCATTTTAAATATGGAATTAACCAATGGACTGGTGAGCCAAACAAACCAGTATTTTACACACAAGAAATGGCAAAAGCTTTAAGAGGAATAACTAAACCAGTAAACAACTTACAAATGGATGTTGTACAATATCCTGAATTTTTAGCATTAAGATTATATGAAGACAATTTTATACAATTTGAAGGTACTAAAAAAGAAATGGTCATTGACTATGTAGCAAAAGTAAAAAAATTGCTTGAGTCATATGGAGTAAGATGTGAATTGGAAGGGGTCCCAAGTGAAAGAATATTACGATAGAGTACTTATAGTCTTTATTCATGATCTAGGGATATATGGATCTACAGAAAAACTAGGAGCATTTGCTTCTATAATTAAATATAAAATAGATGGAGTGGAGCATGAAGAATTGATTGATAATGATGAATTTGCAATTATGGATGAGTTAGTATTTACACACGTAGAAGAGGATCATAATGGATAAAGTACTTTGTTACTCATGTAATAAATCAAAAAATAAATTAAATGTAAAAAAATCTAGTTTACTAGCAATTAATTTATTAATGTGTGAAGGATGTATCACATCTAAATTTGAACCACGCTGGTTAATTGTAATTGCTGGAAGGCAATTAGGAGCAGATTCAGTTAGAGAATTTGTATTAAAAAAGAAGTATGTTGGAGATGAAATCTCTGCTTCTGAATTATTAATTTAGCAGACATCTGCGGTATAATATGATATATAATGAACTTAGACCTGAATTCTATAATTATTGCCATCGCTGCTGCGGTATTGTCTGGCATGGGGACGGCAATTATTGCTGGACTGAACGAAAATAAAAAAGAAAAAAATAGACAAAAAGAACGAGAACAAGATCAATTAAAATTAGAGCTCAAAGACCTTAAAATTGAATTATATCAATTAGAAAAAGAATTAACTGAATGGAAAGATAAATATTATGATGCTCTTCAGGAATTAATTTTAATTAAATCTGAGCTTGAAAATGCGCTTAGAGACCTTTCTGAGGTGGAATTTAACGAAAAAGAAGACTAGACCTTCGAATTTATAAATAGTATACTAGTACTATGACTGCCGTAGTAGCCTTAATTCATGAAAATAAAGTCCTTTTAGGAGGAGATGCTGCTGCATCTGATGATAAGAGTGGTTTAATATTTTCTAGAACAGATCCTAAAGTATTTAGAGTAGGACAATTTGGTATTGCATTTGTTGATAGTTTTAGAATGGGACAAATTTTACAATATAGTTGGACTCCACCAATTTATAAACCAACTGCTGGATTTAAAAATTTAGATAAATTTATGAGAACTAAATTTGTAGAATCTATTAAAGAAACATTTAAAGAAAATGGATATGGAAATCAAGTTCCAGGATCAAGCGAAGATGGTGATGAGGGCGGAGTATTTTTAATTGCTGTTCAAGGTGCTGGTAGGATTTTCACAATGGATTCAGATTTCCATATAGGTGAAGCAGACTTGCAATATATGGCAGAGGGTGCAGGACAAGAAATAGCTTTAGGATCACTATTTTCTACAACAGCTATTAAAACCCCTCGTAAACGTGTTAGGATGGCTTTAGAGGCTGCTGCTAAGTTCAATATGTCAGTCAGACCACCATTTACAATAATTGAAGTTTAAAGTATAATAATATTATGGATGATATTGGAAATTTAAACCCTAAGAATTATTCTCAGGCTATGGATTTAAGAGGTACTCCAACACATGTATGTCCATGCGGTTGTTTTGTATGGAATGTCAAGGTAACCTTTTATGATTATGAGATTGTTCAATATTTTCTAGATATGGAATGTGCAAACTGCGGAAGCTTAGCAACCGCCCCTACACCAGAGGATAAACCAGAATGAGAAAATCAGAAAGATTAAGATTACTTGAAATGCAAGTTATTAAAATGGAATTTGAATTAGATTTATTAAATAATATGCTTGCAACTTTATTAGAAGCTAATAACCTTGCTCAGCCACAATTAGATGCTGGAAAGTGGTATCAAAGAAGGCTAGATAAAAACTCTTGACATATACCCTACTAATTTAGTAAAATGTAGACATGAATAAAAAACTAATAACTGCAATTTCAGCGGTAGCTTTAATGCTGCCAATTACATTTATTACTGCAGAGGCTAAGGCGGATACACAAGCCCCTGCAGTTGCTGTATTAGATACAGCCCTAGATACTTCATTACCAATTTTTAAAGATAGAATTGCATATGAAGTATGTATTTTGGAATGGGCCTCATGTCCAAATGGTCAAAAGTTTATGGAAGGCACAGGATCAACAGTGCTTCCATCAAATATTATTTCACAAAATGGGTTTGATCATGGAACACAAATGGCATCAATTGTTGCCAGTACAGATCCAAACATTAAAATTGTATTTGTTAGGATTATTGGAAATACAAAAGCTGGTGCACGACAAACTACTAGCGAATCAACTGTAGCGTTAGCATTAAAATGGGTATTAGATAATAAAGATCGTTTTAATATTCAAGCAGTTTCAATGTCTCAGGGTCATCATAATTTAACTACTTTAACTGATTATTGTCCTAAAACAACAATGACTAAATCATTAGTAACATCATTAATGCAGGCACAAATTCCAACTTTTTTTCCTGCTGGTAATGGAAGAGATTATGAAAGATTAGATTGGCCAGCATGTATTGACGAATCAATTTCTGTTGGAATGACAGATCAATATTCACAAATTGATAATTATTCTAATTATGATTCTAAAAAATTAGATTTTTATGCTTTGGGTAATTTATTAGTAACTATGCCAGGAGGTATTGTTAAATATGCTGCTGGTACTTCAGCATCGACACAAGTTGCAGCAACTACTTGGGTAGCAGTTAAAAATAAAAATCCTAATTTAACTTATCAACAAATATTTGATATTCTTTCAAAAACCTCAACCTCAACTAGAGGTTCTAGGGGACAAGTTGGTAAATTAATTGACTATAAAGGAGCATTAAATGTCAGATAGAATGACAGTTCTTGAAGAAATTATTAAAGAAGTTTCTGCAGAGTTGTATCAAAAATGGTACAACGCAATGCCAGAAGAAGAAAAAAATGAAACTTCATCTGAAGCTTTGGCTAAAAATGCTGGAGAAACCACATTTTTTGTAGTTCAAACTTTTATGAATAAGTTTAATTCAGCAGCAGAAGAGTTAAAAGATAAGTAATGATAGAGATTACAGATCTAACATTTACCGATCATTTATCTCAACATGATATACTAGTAGTTGATTTTTGGGCTACATGGTGCAGACCATGTAAAATGTTTTCCCCAATCCTAGAAGAAATTGCTAAAGAAAATAGCATTTGGATTGCTAAGATTGATGTAGATGAAAATCCAGAATCTGCTCAAAAGTATGAAGTATCATCAGTGCCAACTACAATAGTATTTGAAAAAGGAATACCAGTTAAAACAATAATTGGTGCAAAGCCAAAACATCAAATGCTAGAAGAGTTAAAACAATGGCTATAGAATTTCTTGATGTTCAATCTTGGTATGAATATGGTCGTAAAAAGAATTGGGTATCAGAAGTATTTTGTGATACACATGAAGGGCCTCCATTAACAGATGAAGAGGCTAAAGATTGGGAAGAAGGCGGAGATCCTTGCTCTTTCCATGTTAAATTATGGGATCAATAAAATTCCACGCCCAACAAGGGGTGGATGTTAAAGGAGAAAAAAATAAATGAGTTCATTTAAAGATATGTCTAAACTGAAGCGTATAGCTATCGCTACAGTTTCAGCATTGACGTTTGGTGCGTTATCAGCACTCCCGTCTAATGCAGCACATAATGCAGACACCTTATCACTTGATACAAATTCAACTACAATTATTGCTGGTGAAACAGCAACAGCGGTTGCATCCGTATCATTTTTGGCAGCAAATTCAGGAGATACAATTACATTGACATCTTCTGTTGTAAGCTTACCTTCAGGTGCTGCACAATTGGCAGTTCTTTCTGTAAAAGAAACTACTAGCGCAGTTGTAACAGTATCAGCAGATAAATATACTGCAGATATTTCATCAACAACTAATAGCCTTACAGCAGTATCTGCTAAGTTAAACTTAAGTCTTGTTGCTCCAAGCGTTGCTGGAACATACGTAATTAAGTTAACACCTACAGTAAAAGGTGGCGGAGGATCATTAAATTCATCTGCAGTCCTATGGTCAGTAGTAGTAACAGCAAAGGATGTTTATGCATCTGCTTCAACAACTACATCAATCATTAACTCAGGTGAGACAATTTCAGCAACCACTGATGCAACAGTATACGCTCCAAAAACAGTATCTTCTGATGCTGCAGCAGTTATTGTTGTAACACAAAAGAATACTGCTGGATCTTCTGTTGCAGAGTCATTAACAGCAACTGTTTCAGGATCTGGTTTAGTTGGTGCTGGTTCAAACTACACAATAATGTCAGCATTGGGTCGTTCAATTTCAGTTAAGGCTGGAGACTATATTGGTTTATTTGCTGATGGTACTTCTGGTACTGGTACAGTAACTATTACATCACAATCTGGTGTAGTATTAGCAACAGAAAAAGTAACATTTTATGGTGATGTTGCTAAGGTAGTAACAACTGTAAAGAAGCCTGTAATTACTACAGGAACAACAACAGACGTGCTATCTGTAGTAGCATACGATGCTAATGGAGTTATCGTAGGTTCTGGAACTCTTACTGCAACATCTTCTGATTTAACAGTAATTAGTAATTCAGCAACATCTGCTTCAATCGTAAATGGTGAAGCATTATTCCCTCTAACTGGTGTAAAAACTGGTGCTGCAGGTATTGTTGTAAAAAGCGGATCAATTTCTGCAGATACAGCAACTGTACGTGTAGAAGGAACTGCTGGTTCAGTTAAATTAGCTTTTGATAAGGCTACATATGCTCCAGGAGAAGCAGCATTAATTACAGTTACAGTTCTTGATACTGTAGGATTAGTAATGTCTTCAAAGACACAATCTAATTTATTTGCAGATGGTGGAATTGTTTCAAGTTATGCATTCTCATCAGGAGATACCCTTACTGCAGTATCTGTAACTACAGATGCTAATGGTGTAAAAACATACAAGGTATTTATGCCAGCAACAGAAGGTGCTGTTACTATTACAGCAAAAGGTGGAACATTGCTTCCAGTTGCATCTCGTGTAGATGTAACCGCATCAGCAACAGTAGTAAGTTCAGCAACAACTGCTCTTACACAAATTGCTGCCTTGGCTGCTACTGTAACTTCTCTTAAGACTTTAATTAATACTCTTATGGCTATTATTTTAAAGATTCAAAAGAAGGTTAAGGCATAGTTAAATTAATATTGGGGCAGGGGAAACCTTGCCCCTTTATTTTTTAAATGGTAAAATATATTTATGGACTACATAGAGGACCAAATTCGAGAAAAAATTTTACAAGAAATTAAATATTTAGAATTACCATATGAATGGAAACCGCAAGAAGTAATTAATTATGTAGTAAATAAATTAAGTAGGGGGAATCATGGATAGTAAAAAAAGAAGTTTATATAAAACAATTAGTTGGCAAATAGTGCATATGTCATTTGTTGCTGGTACAATATTTTTATTGACTGGTGAATGGGAAATTGCAGGAATTGCAGCAATTGCTGAATTAGTTTGGGAGTCTTTGGCATATTATGGACATGAAAGAGTTTGGGCAAAATTTGGGAAAGGAGTAGAGTGACCTTAGTAAGTAAAGCAGAAAATCCATTAGTACACAGCATGTGTGAAAAAGGAAATTGTGAAAATAAAGCAACTAGAATCATTAAAGATTTAAATGTTTACACATGGGTTTGTGAAAATTGTTATGGAATATATAGACCTTGATAAAAAATATAAATAATAAAATTTATATAATTGAAAATTATATTTCTGAAGGTACTTGTAAATTTATAACGGACGTATATAATGAATCATTATATGATTCTCCAAGCTATCAAATTAAAGGCGGACCGTCTTTAAAACCAGATGATGGATATACTTTTCAATGTGGCAAACCAATTGACCAATATAATGGAAATTTAAATCACGATGTAGCAATAGATATATTGACTATGATTTGTACATCAATGACTAAAACAATATCAGATTTTGCTGATAAACAAATGGATATTAAAACTATGTTTTATGGATTAATGCTTCCAGGATCTAAAAATGAACTGCATTCAGATAATTACTTAGAAATAAACAATGAGAATAGTCTTAGGCAAAATTCAAAAGATGATTGGTCTGGATTATTGTATTTAAATGATTCATATGAGGGTGGACTTTTAGAATTTCCTGAAGAAGGCTTTTCAATAAAACCTAAAATTGGTACATTTATATTTTTCAAAGGGGATCATAATTTACCCCACAGAGTTTCAGAAGTAACAGGCGGATCTAGAAATGTAATAATATCCTTTTTTTGGCCAAAAGAATACCGTGGTTTAGACACTATTTTAGGCTAGTAATTTCTTAAATGCTATAATAGACCTATAGATGGCTTTCTAGACCCATCTAAATTAAACAACCTATAGGAGAAATAAAATGACAGACGGTATCAATACAACAGGTTTCACAGACCCAAAAGTTAACCCATCATCACCATGGGCAACAGAATCTTACACAGAAGCACCAGCTTCAGCTTTTTCAGCAAAAGATATGTCAGCACAAGGTAATGCAGGATTAAATCAAGAAGGATCTTCTGGTTCACTGCCAATTTCTGGCGCCGATGAATCAGATATGTAATTATGTGTGATATGTGCGGTTGCGACAGTCAAGATTTTATGGGAGTTCCAATGAAACGCCCAGAAGATATGACCTTAATGATGGGTCAAGTAGACATGAATGTCGTTAATGAAAATAACAAGGAGAGCATGTAATGTCAGACACAAATGTAACTGGAGAACCACAGGTAATTAGATCAGGAAATATGTTTTCAACTGATTCACAAGATACTCTTGGAACTCAAATGGAAATGCCTTTAACAGCAGCACCTGAAGTAGAAATTAATAACAAATAATGTCATCATTTAAAAAAGATGACGGTACTGGAATGCAAGCACCAGTTGAAACTGGAGCAGCAGGAGCAGTTAGTTCTTCTCAAGTTGGAAGAAAAAATCCATCACAAGGAAAACTTAGATCAGGAATTAATGATCAAAGATCAATGACAAGAATTGATCGTAATAAACATGGTATTCGTAGAGAAACAAATCTAGGTGCCAAAAAAACAGGTAGACCAAAGAAAGTATAGTTTATGTGCACAAAATCAATATCTAGTTCTTCGGAGCTAGATATTGACATTTTAAATACCATAGACGATCAAATAGATAAAACCGAAAGTACGGGATTAATTTAATAATTATGAATACAATAACTACTATTGATTTTCCTGGATATGATGAAATAAAAAATAATTTTAAAAAATACAAAGAAATATTTATTAATAATAAAATAATAGCATTTCGAAATGCAAATATTGATTTTAATATGCAAACCAAAATAATGCATTTATTTGGAGATAATTTAGGATGGTATCCTAATTCAAATAATCCAGAATCATCTGACTATATAGAAGATCATCATAAACATATGAATAATAACAATATTAATAAAAAAGATAGTATTATGTTAGCTTGGCATCAAGAACATGTTGCTACTACTGGCAAGCCATTGGTAAGTGGATTATGGAATATGACTTTATTTAACTGTAAGCCAGACACTGGAAAAACTTATTTTATAGATATGTCAAAGTTTTATTATTCTTTATTAAAAGAAGATCAATTATTTTTAGATAAATGTAAAGCAATGGTTAACATAGAAAATTCATTTTTTATATACGATGTAGTTTCAAACCATTGGATAACAAATGAAAAAGTATTAAGAACATATTTTGATGATGAAATAGTAGAATTAATTGAATTTGATTCAAAAAAGCCATCAGAAATAGAAAAAAATAAATTTAATGATTTATCTAAATATATTTCTAATGAAATTAATTTTAATGAAGATATAAGAATGCAACATATATGGCAACAAGGAGACTTATTAGTTCCTGATTTATTTAAATTAGCACATGCAGTAAGTGGTGGATTTAATAAAAATGAAAGAAAGCTAGAAGGAATGTTTGGTAAGTTAGAACCTTGGGGTAAAGGTTAATAATTTAAAGCATAGTCTTTATCATTAGTTAACCAAAATAAAACTGCATATCTTGTGCTAGATATTTTTTTAATACAATGATCATACTCTGGTTCAGTAGAAGGCCAGCAGACCAAGTCTCCCTTTATAGATTTATATTTATAATTAAAATATGGGAAATATAGTTCGCCATCTTTTATTGTATCATTTAAATAAATAGCACAACTATATTTAAATTGAGTATTATTGCCATTATCGCTATCATTATGCATATCCAAATGAGAACCATCTGATTGTTTGGCCAGCCAAAAAGAATTAATATATAATTCATCATTATAATTAAATTCATTTTTTACTTTATTGATTACTTTATTAAAATATTCAATAATTAAATCTTTTATTTCATCAATTCCCTCTAAATACTCTATAGACTCTTTATGGTATTTATCCTTACCAAATAACAATATTCTATATTTATCATCTTGATAAGAAACAAATTTATTTAAATTATTATCTATATAATTAATTATTAAATCTGCGGACCGATCATCGATAAAATTATTAAATATTTTAATATTCATTATTATATTATATCATTTATGCTATAATATAATGTGAACAAAAAAGAGTTAATTCCAGGCGTAGTCGTATATTCAAATATTAACGATAATTTAAACTTTATTGATTTTATTACAAATAGTAATCTTTTATGGCAGCAGTCCTTATCAGTTATAAATAATGAAGAGGTTTATAATGATAAAAGAACAAGCAAATATATATATATTTCTTATGAACAAGAAAGTAATGATAGTATTCAAGAAAATTTGAGACAAACAATTATAAATTTTTCTAAAGAATCTGAAGAAGACTACAAGAATGAATATGAAATTCAAACAAAATTTCATGATGGATATTCTATATTAAAATATGAAAAAGGCGATAAATGTGCTGAGCATATTGATAATAATGAAATTAATCCTAGAACGATTTCTACTGTGTGGTATTTAAATGAAGACTATAAAGGCGGGGAAATATACTTTCCTAGATTCAATTTAAAATATAAACCTTTAAAAAATGAATTATTAATATTTCCATCATTCTATGTGTATAACCACGAAGTATTGCCAGTTACAGAGGGAACAAGATATTCCATTGTAAGCTGGTTAAATTGATTGACTAATCTGGTATAATATTATACAATTACTAGATGTTAAATAAAATCATATGTAAAATATGGGGGCACCCCATTTTTAGAGCAACCTCATGTCCATTTACAATGATGAATTATCTTGTATGTGATAAATGTGGTTATATGAAAGTGGTGAGATAATGAAGATTGTATTATTTATAGGTTTAGCAATAGCAATGACTATTGGAATATTTAATTTAATATATAAAAATGTTTTAAAAGACTATCAAGCATTAGATTTAACTGGTAAATCTTGGGAAGAGGAATGAGAAAACTCCTTGATGGCAAAGTAGTTAATTCTTACTTTGACCCAATAGATTTAACTATTCATACCAAAGCCCCAGGCAAATGGAAACTAATTGATATGGAAACTGGTCAGGAATATATAGGATCAGATACAATGACTCAATACGGAATGTGGATCAGAGTTAAAGAGGCGGCAACACCAGGAAACATGGATATAGTAAAAGCTAAATATGGTAAGGATTGGTCATAATGGGATTAAAGTTTAGAAGCCCAATATATTGGGAATATAAATTCAATGGTTCGGTAAATAAACTCTGTTATACATGTGGCGTTAGATATACGACTACCTTTAAAAAAATAGAGAAAAAAAGAGATAAGTGCCCATATTGCAAATATAGAGAGGCAATCTAATTAAGCCAGACCATCCAGAAGAATATACTAATCCTGGATTTAGCATAGCCAAATGGTCAGACGATGACGATTGGCATCCAATAACTCCATTTAGAGGAAAACTAAGATGAATTCTAGTAAATTTGTTTTACATGGTTATACAATAAACCCAATAACAGAAGCTAAAACTTTACATAGTATAATTAATGGTTTATGTTCATATGAATATAAAATAAGCCATATTTGCGATTTTGATCCAAATAGAGTAAAAAAACATATAAATTATTTAGGTTCACCTATTAGTGTTGCTAAAATTGAAAAAATTCAAGATAATGATAAAACAGGCTTAATTGCAACTCAATTTTTAACTAATGGATATTTCACAATAAGAATATGGGAAAATATAACTCCATCACTAGTGCGATTTGATTTATATTTAGATGAAAAATTAGATGATATTGATTTAATACTAGACCACCTAACAGCTCCTGCTATACCTGATGATGGATTAGGTTTATTTGATTATACATATTCACTGACTCATGATCAATTTCATAAGCATCCTTTACAAAAATATGATAAAAAAATGTCTTCTTATTTTATTAATGATAAGATTAAATATGAGAAGGATGACATAAATTGGTCAATTACTTTAAATGAGTTGGATAAAATAGAATGTCATTTTTGTAGTAATGCTGCCACACAATGGATTATAATTAGCCCACCTTGGTTAAAAGAAGGTGAATTTGGCGAAGATTATAACTTTATAACTGTAACTGTTTGTTCCAATTGTGTTTCTAGGGGAAGAAAAGGAGAAATTATAAAAATTAAAAAAGATAATATGAAACTTATTACTACTTCAGATTTAAATTATTTAAAAATAACAGAAATAGATGAATTTGGAAATAAATATACTAGAAATGATCCACAAGGTAATCATGAATGAATTTGATGCATATTGTAGATATTGTGAGATGGTGGTAAGAGGCAAAACAACGGCTATAAATGCCTTAGAATCTGGTAATTACCTATATATAGGTGAATGTCTAATATGCTGCTATGAGATTAGAAAAATAGTTCCTAAAAATAAAATAACAAATAGTATTCCTGGATATCAAAAGACTCCACCAGAGTGGTGTGATGATTGTGTATCCCCACCAGGATCTCCATGTCCTATTTGTGGATGTACACATAACTGCTAAAATTAGTTGACTAGAATATATCTATATTATATAATTAAAATATGAAAACAAAAGTAGATACATTTATTAAAGTAGGCAAGGACCCAAATACAGGAATGTGGTATTGGGAAAATAGAAAAGGCGCTAGATCACAGGCTATATTTAAGAATAGAAAACAAGCTTGGGCTAAAGGTAATCAATATATAGATTATCTAAAAGGTAAATATTGATCCCAATTAGTGCAAGCGAAAAGTGAAGCGGAAAAGAGAACCAATGAACATATTTAGGCAATTTCGCCTTAAAAAGGCTATTGGCCAGATAATGGGTGAACATGAAGAATTATTTAAACAATTAGCAGAGGCGGAGAAACAACCAATTACCAATTTAACATGGCAAGATGATGATGGTCTATATAGGGCATGGGCATATAATAAAGCCCAAAATAGATATTACTTTAATGATATTGGCGATGAGATGTTTTTGAAGGTATGGGCGTATATATTTAAAGATGGCGGGGAAGATGAATTATCCGAAGGAAGGCTGGTAGAGTTATGAGTTATATATTTTTAATGGCTATTACATGGCTAATAACTAGGTTATATTACACAGGAAAGCTGGAGAAGATTCTATGGAGTTCAGACCTCATCGAGGCTAAATGCGATAGATGCTCCAATAGCCTGTATTTAACCCAAGAGAACATTAGAGCAGTAAATTACTGCAATGGTTGCAAATAGGACGGGGAAAGCGATGAAATGCGATGTATGTAAACTAGATAAGAAACTATACTTATATACCAAAGATACCCTAATATACGGATTATGCCTATTATGTCTGAAGACCCAAGAGCAAATAGATATAGCCAGAGATTATTCTCAGATGCTTAAAATGATAGCTGATGGAGATATCACTAAAGAAGACTTTAAATAGAGCATATAAGCCATTAGAAATTCTTTCAGTATGGCTAAAATATGCTACATATCCTAACTTCCCCCTTCCCATTCAAACCTCTTAAAACCCCCTTTAAAGCCTTTTTAGAGCCATATCTAGATCATATAGAGCAAAACAAATACTATTAATTCATTAGTAAATACTATAGATTTATGATTATATAACTATACATGTATTTGAGCATCCCCCAAAACTCCCCATAATGCTCCACATGTCCCCACATGTATCAAATGTTCAGGGATTTGTCAACATGTCTCGTAAAAGCATATTTTTGCCCACATGTCAATAGATTTTATATAACAATTTGGCATAAATGTATGCTAAATTTATTAAACATTTTGCTATATTTTATATACATTTGGTCTAATTATATATATATTTTATTATATTATTATACATTCTTATATGATTCTCAGGGATTTTTAAGTATTCTTCGTAAAGGAGAAATTGTGCCCTTAGCTGAAATACAAAAAAAGGACATATATATCCAAGATGTACATATAGTACAAATCGGACATACATGTCCCATGTTTGATTATATTAGATTATAGGTTCATGTTGTTCTATTACTTCGGCTAGATGACTGGATAGCATTAGGGCTTCTGATGTAAATCCTTCTGCCCATGCCGTTCTAAAATTGTCGGCTTGTTGCTTAATGACTTCCTTCATTAACTCCATAAGTCTATCCTGCGTATATAGCGGTAGATTATTTACAATAATATTAGCACAAATAGTTGGATTAAACCAATGATTATCTAATACTACTTGTAGTTGGTCTACGATCTTTTCTTCATCTGTTTTCTTTGCCATGTCCGCCTCTTTCTAGTCTTTTGGATTATATCAAAAAAGTTGGGTAAGGTCAATAATTAGATGTTAGCAAAAGCATTAATTGTCAACCCTACCCAATGTTAGATAGTTTACTTGGTCTTAACCTCTGCAGTAAACTTCACGCCGTTCTTCTCGGCCTCTGATAAAGCTTGCTTGGCTGCTCCTGAGAAGCGACCACGCTTGCCCACAGTAATGCCCTTGCTTTGTAAGTATTCACGCTTTGTAGCCATTTTATTCCTCTTTCTGATTAACTACAGGTTCCGCCTTGAAACCTGTCTCTTGCGTTCCATATTCAGTTGTATTATCTGACTC